CAGCGGCTCAGACCCGCGCGCCGACACCGGCTCAGACCCGGACCCCCGACCGGAGTATTTCCGGCGCCCCTAGTGGTGGCCTTAACGGCGCCAATGGTGCGCGCACCGGCAAGCCGGTCTCCCGCAAAGACGCACTCGAGCATGCCTTCCGGCATCACCGCGGTGCGTAAGGTCCAGTAACCCAAAACCCCACGGGGGGAGCCGATGCCTAATATTACCAGTAACTCAACCTATCAGCAGATCTTCAGCATGGCCGTCGAAGAGCGGTCAACGAGCTACCAGGATCTCGTCTCCAACAATAACGCGCTGTTGACGGTGCTCAGGCGCAAAGGCGCCTGGAAAAGCTATAGTGGTCCTCGCATCAGAGAGACACTACAGGTTGGTAAGCAAGTCGCGCAGTGGTACGCTGGCTATGATCAGCTTCTGAACCCAGCAATCGACCTGTTTAACGATGCGTACTTCGACCCGAAAATGGTCGTGGTACCAATAATCCTGTCGATGCAGGAGATCTTAAACAACCAGGGCGAAAGCCAGCTGATGGATGTCTTCGACGCCTACATGGAGGCGGCCGAGAAGTCACTGGAAGACACCATGGACGCCGGCCTGTTCTCGGACGGCACCGCCAACGGCGGCAAGCAGATTACCGGCCTCGCCGCTGCAATCCCGCTCACCACCACCTCGGGCACTTACGGTGGCCTTGATCGCGCCACCGCCACGATCTGGCGCACCTCGACCTACGACGCCTCCGCCGGTGCGGGCTACATCTCACTGTCGGCGATCGGCACGCAGGTGAACAAAGACACCATCCGCCCGATGCTCAACAAGATCATGACCGACCGCTCTCGCGGTCGCGACCATGCCGATCTGCTGCTGATGAGCCCGGAGCACTACGCCGCCTATGACGCGGCGACGATCGCGATCCAGCGTCAGACCAATGAGACGAGCCTGGGCAAGCTCGGCTTTAGCGCACTGGAATATATCGGCGGCGGCAAGCGTGCTGAGATCGTGCTCGACGGCGGCATCGGCAGCAACATGCCGGCAAATACAACTTTTGGCATCGACACCGACAGTCTGCGGTTGCGTTACCATCCAAACCGCAACTTCGATAGGGTGTTTGATGGCGAGGGCCAAATGCCGATCGACAAGGATGCAATCGCGCAATTCATTGGTTGGATGGGAGAATTGACGATGGTCAACCCTCTCTTCAACTGGCGCATGATCGACAGCAATCCGGCGGCGTAACGCTAATACAACCGATCCCCGGTGGGGGTTTCCGGACCCCTTCCTCCGCCGGGAAAAACCTGCGGCCGTTGCCCCGCCCGGTGACGGCCGCAGCCCTAACGAACCAGGAGAGACGAACCCATGCCTGCACGCGATCCTGATGAGGTTGCCTTGGTGCTGTTCCGGCACCAGTCGTTCAAGAACGAAGACAAGTCCCTGGCCGAGGGGCGCGAGATCCACGACGACGTCGAGATGTGCGAAATCCGCTTCCCCGGCGCGCGCGACTGGAAAGCCTTTCCGGCGACCGCGCTCTCGACCCAAAAGATTATCGACCCCTATAGCGGCCGGGAAAAACGGATCACCTACGCCGAGCGCTTTAAGCACCAGTACCAGCAGTTCAAGGCGCAGGCCGCGCAAACCAAGAGCGGTACACCGCTCGACTACGCACCATTCCTGACCGAGGCGCGCCGCGCCGAGCTGCGTGCGCAAAATGTCTACACGGTCGAGCAGCTCGCCGCGATCGATGGCGTCGAGCTTAAAAACCTCGGCCCGGGTGGGCGTGAATACAAAAACAACGCCGAAGAGTTTCTCGCCGCCAGTAAAGCCAGCGCGCCGAACCTGCAGATGGCGGCCGAGCTCGAGGCGCTGCGTGCGCGCAATGCGGTGCTCGAGGGTGACGCCAAAATTAGGGGCGAACGTGTTGCGGAGCAGGGAAAACCGCCACCCGAGAGTGACTACGACGACATGACGGCAGAGCAATTGCGCGAGTACATCACGGCGCACACCGGCATTCCGCCGACCGGCACGCTCAGCCACAAGTCGCTCAAGCATCTCGCCCAGGGGATCGCCAAGCCAAAGGCCGCCTGATGAGCCTAATCACGGTGGTGCGCGACGTGTCCGCGGTTGTCGGCGTTGCGGCACCCGTGTCGGTGTTCGCGGCGCTCGGCTCAAACCGCACCATGTTCGAAATGCTCGCCTGCGCCAACGAGATGGCGCAGCGCATTGCTTACGACACGCGCGACTGGACGATGCTGCGCGCCACGGCGACCTTAATCGGCGATGGCGTCACCACGGCGTTTAATCTTCCCGCCAACTACAAGCGCATGCTGCTCACCACCAATGTGTGGCGCTCGACCTCGACCCAGCAGCCGATGGTGTTTATTTCCGACACCGACGAGTGGACGCAGCGCCGCACCGCAGTAGAAAACGACGCCTGGGGCGAGTGGACCATGTACGGCGGTCAAATCCACATCTGGCCGGCCATGGACGTGGGGGTAACGGCCTCATTTACCTACCTCGACAAGAACCCAGTAGTGCTCACCAGCGGCGGCTTTGGCGACCGCTTCCAGGCCGACACCGACAGCTACCGGCTCGACGAGCGGTTGCTCAAGCTCGGCATGACGTTCGATTGGAAGATGAAGAAGGGATCGCCTTACGCCGAGGACATGGGCACGTACTCTGACGCCATCGCGATGGCGATGGGACACGACAAGCCTTCCCCGATTATTGTCGGACGGCTCCCGATCCAAGGGCGTGTGGCCTACCATGGGATGGTGCCCTACCCATGAGCATCCACGCCGCCTTTCGTCGTCAGCCGATGCCGCAGGGCGCGCAGCAACTGCAGACGATTACGATCCCGGCGCCGACGCGCGGCCTCATTCAGTCTGAGAATGAAGCCTTCATGCAGCCGGGCGGGGCGATCGTGCAGGACAACTGGGCGCCGACTATGCGCGGCGTCAAGCTGCGCGGCGGCTATACCCGCTGGTGCGATGTGCACGCGCTCGATGCGCCGGCGTGGGCCAACAACACCGCCTACGCGCTTAACGCCAAGGTCTACGATCCGGCCACCGGCTTCTTCTGGAACGCCACGGCGGCGCACACCAGTCCGACAACCGGAACGTTTGCGGCGGCGCGTGCTGCAACACCCGGCCGGTGGGTCGACGCCAACGCCTCGTTCCCGCGGCTGCCGATCATCTCGGGCTTTAACTACATCGCTGCTAATAATCAGCGCATGTACGCCGCCAATGCCACCAAGCTCTATGACGTTACGAGCTCGACGCCGGTACTGGTCAAGAGCGGCCAGGCCAGCGGCAACTACGTCGCGGCGCAGATGTTCAACCAGGCCGAAAACTGGATGATTGCGCTGAACGACGCCGGCGATTTTATCCTGCGCACCAAGAACGGTATTGCCTGGACGGTCTTAAGCGGCGTCATCGGCGCGGCTGCTGACGGCACGACCAACATCACTTACGACCCGACTAAGCTACCGGCCGGCGTCGCGCAGGGCACCGGGCTTGTCTACGCCTGGACCTATCGTAATCGGCTGTATTTCATCCAGCGCGACAGCATGAACGCCTGGTACCTCGACATCAATCAGGTGGGCGGTGTGCTGTTGCCGATCTATCTGTCCGGCGCCTCGACCCGCGGTGGCAAGCTGTTGTTTGGCGCCACCTGGTCGATCGACGCCGGCGATGGCACGGACGATAAATGTGTGTTCGTCACCGACACCGGCGAGGTGTTGGTGTTCACCGGCTCCAATCCCGGCGACGTCGCAAACTGGCGCCAAGAGGGTCGCTATCACATCGGTGCGCCGCTCGGCATGAATGCGCACATCGTTATCGGTGGCGACCTGTTCATCATGACGATCGACGGCGTCGTGCCGCTCAGCGAGGCTATTTCCAAAGAGAGCGGCAAGCTCGAGCAGGCGATGATTAGCCGGACCATTAAGCCGCTCTGGCGCGAGGAGGTCGCCGCCAAGCGCGCCTTTCCGTGGACGATCAAAAAGTGGGACGAGTATGGCGCGGTGTTTATCGCCACGCCAGGCGGGACCACACCCGCGATGAAACACTGCCTCCTTCTCAACAACACCAGCGGCGCCTGGGCGCGCTTTACCTGGGACGCGACCTGCTTTCTGCGCATGCGCACGGATATGTTTTTCGGGACGCAGAACGGCATCGTGATGCAGGCGGACCGCTCTGGTTATGATGACGGGCAGCCTTACGTGGCGACGTTGGTCGGCGGCTGGGAGATGTTTCAGAACGGCAGCGCGCAAGTGGTGTGGCACCAGGCGCGCGCCGTTTTCACCGCCGGACCGAACGAACCATTTGAGCCGCAGCTCGCCGCCACCGTCGACTACGGCATCACCATTCCACCACCCCCGCCGGCCGGCATTGATCCAGGCTCGGGCGAGGGGTGGGACGAGGGCGCCTGGGATAGCGCACACTGGGACGCACCGAGCGCCGGCGCCCCGATCCAGCGCAGCACGTTGTGGGTCTCGATCGGCATGAGCGGGCACGCTCACGCGCCGATCGTGCAGGTGACCGTGGCGCAGGTCTCGCGCCCGCGCGTCGAATTGATTGCGATCGCCACGACGCAGGAGCGCGGCGGCGTCAACGTCTAGGGAGCGAACTATGAGCACACGCGATCAGATCGCCGCCGAGATTGCGGCGCGGTACACGCTGCCGAGCACCAATCTCCAGGAGAATATTCAGTTCTTCCAGAGCCGTGGCATTCCGATGTCCAGTATTATGCAACATCCCGCTTACCGGGAAATGTCTGCCCTCGATCAAGGCGGCGGCGGTGGTGGTGGTGGTGGTGGTGGCGGTGGCGGTGTCTTTGACGGCGGCTTTGCCGGCGGCGGCGACCCTTACCAGTATCCGACCGAGGGGTCTGATCCAGATGCGCAGGCCCCAGACGCCGGAAACGTCCATGCGACCGCAACCAACCCTAGCCCCAGTGTCGGATTGTTTAACGTCGGCGACCTGAATAACACGGGCAACATAGCGCCGGCCTTTAATGCGTTCGAAGGCGCTCCGATCACGACCGACACATTTGGCGATCGTTTCGGCACTCCCCCCGATACGGCGCCTCCCGGCTGGACCGTGACCGGACCGCCCGCACCTGCACCCACGCCCTCGCCGACACCCGATGCGCCATCCCCGGCACCAGCACCGTCTAACAGCCCGGGTTATGGCGTCATCGGACCCGGCTACGGCGACCCTGGTGTTGGCATGGGCTACGGCGGCGCGACCGGCGACGGCACCTCGGGCGGCTTTGGCGCCGACGTCGGCGGCCCCGGCATCGGCGGCTCCAGCACTGGCATTTCCGGTGGCCCCGGCGGCACCGGTGAAGGCGGTGCCAACACCGGCGAGGGTGGCACGGGTGTTTCCGCCGGCTATGGCGGCGGCGGCGGCGACGCTGGCGGCGGGGGCGGTGGTGGCGGGGGAGGCAAATGATCCCAGCAAATCCAGGTTACAGTCCGAACGACTATCGCAACATGGTCTCCAAGCTATTGGTTTTGCAGAACCAGGCGGGTGCCGCCATGTCGGGACGACCAGACCCGGCGAACCTTACCCCGATGGCGGGCGCGGTGGCGCCTTCCGGCAATTATCCGGCGCCTGATATGACACTGCCGCGACAGCCGACGCCCGCTCCGGCAGGAACACCCCCGCTGGCGCCGGCGATGAAGTCGCCAACCGAGCTCATGAACGCGCCGGTCACGCCGGTAGGGCCGCTTCCGGCACCTGCAACCGCGCCACTCCCGGCCGCGACAATGCCTGCGTCCTCAGGCTTTTTGGGTGGTGATGCCTCCGCGGCAATGCCTGCTTCCTCAGGCTTTTTGGGTGGTGATGCCCCCGCCACACCGAATTATGAGCAGCCCGTTGATGGCGCAGGCGCCGCCGGCGCCACAGTTGGGTTTAGCGGCGGCAGCATGGCTGGCGACCAGAGCGCCGGTAGCGGCAGCGGCGGCGGCGCGGGTGGGGGCAGCGGCAAATGACGTTGCGGTATGTCTACGGGCAGGATAGGAGCGTGGCGCAGTTCGTGGCGCGGCTAATCCCGCACGTCGATCCGCGCGGCTTTCCTGCCAACACGACCGCAATCGGCATCACCAACGCGCAGGGCACGCCGGTCGGGGGCATCGTCTTCTTCAACCACATTCCGCCGGCCGGGACGATCGAGATCGCCATTGCGGCGCATCCTGGAACGCGTTGGCTGACGCGCGCCACGATGCGCCATATGGCCAGTCACACACTGGGGACGCACGGCTGCCAGATGGTGATCATGCGCGTGCGGGCGGATGACACGCTGGTGCTGAACCAACTCAAGCTATTCGGCTTCTCGGCGACGCCGATCGCGCGCCTCTATGGCCGCAACGACGACGGCGTGTTCTGCACCTACACGGCCGAGCAGTGGGCGCAAAGCCGCTTTAACCGGCCCGAGCTTGAACATAGAAAGGTGGCCTAAATGGCCCTTCCAGCCCCTCAACAGAGGGCACCTATGCTGCCCCCGGGGAAATACCCCCCGCCGGACCCGCGCGACCAGATCACGAAGGCGCTGCTCGATCAGCAGTACCCGCCGCCCAGGCCACCGCCGCTGCCGCAGATGCCGCCTCCTGGCGGCGCTGCGCCGCCTCCTGGTGGAATGCCGCCTCCTGGCGCAGCGCCGGCCCCAGGCGCGCCGCCTCCGATGGGCGCAGGAATGCCGCCTCCGGGTGGAATGCCGCCGCCAGGCGGGCCGGTACCGCCTCCAGGCGGCCTACCGCCGGCGGCCACGCCGGGAATGATGACCAATCCAGCCCAGCTCGCGGGCATGCCGCGTCCGGGAATGCCCCCCATCGGGTAAGGAGATAAAACATGGGTTTGATTTTTCCCGATCCGCCGCAGGCGCCCAACCCGATCCTCACCGCCGGGGCGCAGACGGCGCAGAACATCGGCACGGCCATCACCGGCTCGTACCTGAACAACTACAATCAGGTCACGCCGACCGGCAGCCTGACCTACGACACGACCAGCCGACCGGCCTATCCGTACACCGACCCGCTCACCGGACAGACCTATCAAGTCCCGCAATGGACCGCGACACAGACGCTCAGCCCGGCCGGGCAAAGGCTGCAGACCACCAACGAGACCACCACCCAGACCCTGGCCGACCTCGGGCAGTACGAGGCTACCAGCCTCTCCGACATGCTGCGCGATCCCAATCGCAGCCTAGCGGCGTCCTACAACAACGCGCCCGCGGCCGGCACCGTACCGGGGGCGAATATCCCGGGGACGCAATACGGCTGGGGCGATGTCGGCCAGCAGCAAAGGAGTTTGCCGGATCGCGGGCTGCAGCAGACGACGTTCGGCGAGGCCGGCGACATTACCCGCTCGTATGGCCCGCAAGACGACTTCTCGTCCGACCGGCAGCGGGTGGAGGAAAGCCTCTACCAGCGCATCAACCCGCAACTGCAGCAGGACCGCGATCGGCTGCGCCAACAGCTCGCCGACCAGGGCATCCAGTACGGCACCGAAGCCTATGACCGCGCCATTGCGGCCGCCGATCGGCAGACCACCGACGCGCGCTTGGCGGTGACCGCCCAGGGCGGCCAAGAACAGCAGCGCATGATGGACATGGCGGCGCAGCGCGCCGGCTTTCAGAATGCGGCGCAAAAGCAAGCCTATGACCAAGCGCTCGGGCGCGGTCAGTTCGCCAATCAGGCGCAGATCGAACAATTTCAAAAAGACGTCGGCTCTGGCACTTTTGCCAACCAGGCACAGAAGGACGCCTTCACCCAGGAGGCGAGCCGCGCCCAGTTCAACAATGCCGCGCAGGCGCAGGAGCTGGCGCGCCAAAGCGCGCAGTTCAACGCGCAGAACACCTCGCGCGGAAATTACCTGACCGAACAGGCCGCACTGCGCAGCGCGCCGATCAACGAGATCCTGGCGCTCCAGTCCGGCAGCCAAGTACAGCAGCCAAACTTCGTGAATACCGGCAGTAATCAAATCGCCAATACTGACGTCGCCGGGATCATCAACAATCGCTTTAGTCAAGATCTCGACATCTACAAGCAACAGACCTCCAACGTAAACAATATCATCGGCGGACTGTTCGGCCTGGCCGGCTCGGGCGCTAAGGCCGGCGCACAGATCTACGCCCCCACGTCCGATCGCCGGGCGAAGAAGAACATTCACCGCGTCGGCACTGTGTTTGCCGCGCGCAAGCACGACGCACCCAAAAAATTGCCGATCTATTCCTACCAATACAAAGATGGGCACGAGGACAACGGCGCGGCGCGGCACATCGGCCCGATGGCGCAGGACATGGAGAAGATCGATCCGGGCGCGGTGAAGACGATCAG